ACCGATTCCCATGATTCCGCGTGATAGGAAATCGGAAGGAAAGGGGAAATGACTATGATCGCTGCCAGCATAAAAGCGTATGAACATGAACAACATTTGTGGATCTATGAAGATGCAGGAGCCCAGTTCTCAGAAACGCTTCTTTTCATGGCTCTTCACGATGAATTTGGCTTTGGCCAAAAACGTATGGAGCGAATCGTAAAATACTGGAATGAACTGCCGGAAAAGGAAATGAATTTACGGGAATGGATACAGTGCATAGCGAAATATGGATACGACAATAAAGAAATGGACCGGCGGTATGCCGTGAAAGTCCTGCCCTTGGCATCGTCTGGGTTGATGCGGAGGAATAAGATTAACGGCAGGGAATACAAAGACCGGATTCATGACGTAATTTTAGGAGCCGTTGTGATTACCTATCATATCCTCATTCAGCATTTCCGGTTTGATGCGGACCAGTTGCAGAGATTATCCAGGCGCCTATATGGATATGCCTATGCATTACGCGATGAAGCATTGAGAATCACCATCTACGATTTTATGGCCATCATGAAAAGGGAATGTGGAATTGGCTATGATATCCTGACAGAATACGAAAAGCAGAATGGGAAAATAAAAGTCGGCCCAAAGTGGGGAATCAATATGATAACAGGAAAAGCAAGGAAGAGAGATGAGGTGATTCTATGATAGACGATAAAACAGCCCAAATGGCCATGAACACGATTATTGCGTATTGCTACGATAGAACTGATAACGGTAAGCTGGCCGATACGACCGATAAATGTGCGATGTGTGCAATCAAGAATCACTGTTTAGCTATTGAAATGTGTGCTTGTGAACCGCATGTCCTAAAACCTTTTAAAGGGATCGGGATATTTAAATGTACTGCACCTAAACCACCTAAATTTGATGTGAACCAGCTTAAAAGCAAGTATTTTAAGGATTATCTGGATAAGATTATTCAGTCGGAATCAGCAAAAGCCGGATTTCCGTCTAGATTTTCCGGTTGCTATCATATTCAGGAGGACGGAACTATTAAAATCGGCGTGGTGAACGAAAGAGAAAATCAGTTTTGGGTATTCGGTATAGCCAGGTGTCATCCGAATGATGCGTTCAACTTGGAAACAGGTTTTCGCTTGGACATACAAAGAATGGCTAAGAAGGTGAAATGCTTCGTATTATCTGATAAGAATAAGCCTGTAATGGTCTATGAAAAAGCAAAAGGGCCTATTTCGGCAGATAGCCTGGCTGTGCAAATGGCAAAGTCCATTATGGACCGGAAAGACTGAAACGAGGTATAGTATGACAGCGAAAGAATATCTGAACCGTGTCCGGCGGCAGTATTATATGGTGAAGAAAAGATTTTCGGAAAGTAGGCGAAGCGCTATGAAGGAAGCGGAATTATTCATCAAGGGAAAGCGGGCGCAGATGACGCTGGACATTGAAGCGGAAACGCCGGCACAGAAATTAAAGGGAGGGGTAGCGTGACAAGCACAGAGTATCTCAAACTGGTCTATGAGTCGGAAGAAAAAGCCAACATGCTGCTGAAAGAAATCAGTCAGATCCAACACGACTTGCTGGCATTGAATGCTATTGATTATGAAAAGCCGCGAGTTAGCGGCGGGAATGGGCGGAATGCGATGGAAGACCGGATTATCGGTTTTCTGGATAAGCGCGACAAAATGTTACGTGAGTACCTTCAGACCGTAAACCGCCCGTGGGAATTCAAGAAGCTCGTCGAATGTATGGACGATGAGCGGATGCAGGCGATAATGAAGCGGCATTATTTGTGGCACGAAACCTGGGAAAAAGCCTGCGAAGGAATCTGCTCAGATAGCTGGCTTCGGCGCAAGGAAAACGGACTGCGTGCCCAGGCGCTGGAAGAATTCGACAAAATCTTCAAAAAAAATAAAATTAGTTCAGGCTAGTTCATGGTAGTTCAGGTTGGACCTGTGGTATAGTGTATATGTGAAGCAATGGGAATGGCGTAGAGCACATGATTGTTTTCACCCCTCAAGAATAGATAGACACGCAAGGAGCAGCACCCCGTCCACATAGACGGGGTGTTGTACTACCCGGACAGCGGCCATGCGCCATGGGGCGATACACAGGATGTCCCTTGCCTGTATGCTGTGCGCAGCGGTGACACTGGATACAAAACAGAAAGGTTTTGCGAAGGTTTCTGGTCAACTTGATGAAAATAAGATTTTTGATTCGATGAGTCCGGAAATTTTTATTTCTGGATTTTTTTCGACTAGGTTCTTTGGGGTTAACAAAAGCCTTGCGAGACCGCGGCGCCCGAAAGAAAACTAGATTTTAGTAAAATTCAGCCCTTAATTTATATTTTCAAATGGTTTTATGTGAAGCGGGGTATGATTTATTTATATAGCTCATGCGTTCGCATAAACAAACCAAAATGTTAAGTCAGAGAGGAGGGAGGGCGTCATGAAAGTACGCGGGAAAGCCCGTGAAATCACGGTTACTCAGCGTTCGCTGGCCGACGCAATCGGCTTAACCCCTCCTAGAATCTCTCAGTTAATCCAGGAAGGCGTCGTCATTCGCGATGAAAAAGACAAGAGTGGCGGCGTCTTTTTGGTACAATCCATCCTCAATTACAAAGACGCCACCAAAGGAAACGGCGGCGATGAAGACATAGACTACATGACCGAAAAGGCCCGGCATGAAAAGACGAAGCGGGAAATCGCTGAATTGCGCCTGGCTAAAATGGAACACCGCGTATACAGTGCCAAAACGGTCGAATTAGTCATGACGGAAATGTTGTCTAACTTGAGGACGCAGCTGTTGGGACTGCCGACAAAGTTGGCGCCACAGCTGGAAGGGAAAACCAAAGAAGAAATTTACGCCAGATTGACGAAAGAATTGGAAGAAAAGCTATCTGAGCTGAGTGAGTATAGCCCGGATCTCTTCACCGATGAAGAAGTAGAAGAGGAGGACGAGCCATGAAGTCAGCGAAAGAATTGTGGCAATACATTTCCCGACACGGATTGAAACCGCTGCCGAAGACGTCTGTAAGCGAATGGGCTGATACGTATCGCTATTTGTCGGCTGGTGTTTCGTCAGAGCCGGGCAAATGGCGGACGGAACGGGCCGAGTATCAACGGGCCATCATGGATGCCTTCACAGAACCCGGTGTACATCGCGTCGTCGTCAAGTCGGCGGCGCAGATTGGCAAATCAGACATCATGAACAACGTCATCGGCCGCTTTGCCCACCTGGACCCGGCTTCCATCATGATGATACAGCCGACAGTAGACATGGCCCAGGATTATTCCAAATCACGCATCGCTCCCATGATCCGCGACACGCCAGTATTAAGCTCGTTGTTCTACGATGTGAAGCGGGCCGGGGATAAGACGGCCAAAACCAGGGACGGAAACAACACGATTCTGTCGAAATTCTTCCCAGGCGGCCGACTGGTCATGTGTGGAGCTAACAGCCCGGCCGGACTGGCCAGCCGTCCGATACGGATTCTGCTGGCCGACGAGGTGGACCGATTCCCCGATTCGGCTGGTACCGAAGGCGACCCGGTAGACCTGGCAGCCAAACGAATGACGACTTTCTGGAATCGGGTCATGGGGCTGTTTTCGACGCCGACAACCGAGGGAAGCAGCCGGATTGATGCGGAATACATCGCTGGAACGCAGGAAGAATGGCAACATCAATGCCCTAATTGCGGGGAATGGCATCTGCTCCGGTATCTCGACATGGAAACCGATGCAGAGACCTACAAAGATGACCGGGGCGAACGTCATGCTATCGTACATCACGTGAAATGGAGATGCCCTGCATGTGGCTATGAATTCACGGAACGGCAAATGAAGAACGCTGTTCAAGGCTATCGAGCACAGAATCCAAAGGCCAGATCGAATGGTATCCGTTCATTTTTCATCAATGCCTTCACTTCTCCCTGGACCAGCTGGAATGAAATCATGCGGGAATGGTTGGAAGCCAAAGGGGACCCGACACGCGAACAGGTTGTGGTCAACACGCGGTTTGGCGAAAGCTATCGACAGCCAGGGGCGTTCGATGATGAAACGATCTTCGTCAGGCGCCGCGAATCGTATGGAGCAGAGTTGCCCGATGGCGTACTGTTATTGACAGCTGCCGTCGATACCCAGGACAACCGACTGGAATATGAAGTATGTGGCTGGGGAGCCGGTGAAGAGTCGTGGGGTATCCGCAAGGGCGTTATTTTAGGTCGTCCAGACCAGGAATCAACATGGGAAGAATTGGACACCATCCTCGAACACGTGTACCGGTTCAAAAACGGAACCGGGCTGAAAATCGTCCGCACCTTCATCGACTCCGGCGGTCATTATACCGGCCATGTCTATCGCTATTGTGAAACGAATTTCGCTAAACAACGGTTCGCTATCAAAGGGTACAGCAACATGCCGGGCATACCGTTGAACTACAAAATCGGGAAGGCATCGGGGACGCCGATACCGTTGGTCATCCTCGGCGTCGACGACGGCAAGCAGCAGGTTATGAACCGCCTGGCCATCAAAGCCCCAGGGCCTCAATACATGCATTTCCCGTTGAATGAAAACAGCGACGGACTAGATAACCGGGGATATGACGAACTTTATTTCAAGGGACTTATATCCGAACATAAGACGAAAGTCAAGAAAAACGGCGTTATCCGGGAGGTATGGCAAACGACAACAGGTGTCCGAAACGAACCTCTGGATCTTCGTGTCTACAATCTGGGATGCATGTTGTCGGTCAATCCGCACTGGGATGAACTACAAACTATCATGAAACAGCCGGCGAAGGAAGCGGCCGTCAGAAAAGAACAACCTAAGCCCGCAAGAAAACGACGGGTCAGCAAACAGACGAACATTTGGTAGGAGGAAGCATGAGTAAACTGCAAAATGAACGACTGGCCCGGTATGTAGAAGCCGAGAAGGCCGTTTTGATGGGACAGTCGTATACTATCGGCAACCGGACTCTGACAAGGGCAGACTTATCCAGCATCCGTGTTGCCATCGACAACCTGATTGCCAGCGGGGCGACGCTGGACGACAGCGAAACACCAGGGAAAGGGCGCGGGAAACGCATTGTATTTTTCGATTAAGGAGGGCCGACCATGGCAAAACGAAATAAACGGTCACGACAAAAGGCGCGGACACCGACAATTCAGAACAGCGGTTATTCAAACGGCGGGGCTTCACATGAAAGCAATATTCTAAAAGCCTACAATCCGCGAAAATATTCCGCAAAATCAGACGTAAACGCCAATCTGTATACGTTGCGCAACCGCAGCGCCGACCAGTCCATCAATACGCCCATCGGGGCAGCGGCGATCATGACCAGTTCACTGCACACCATCGGGGCGGGGTTGCATCTGTTTCCGCGCCCCAAGTACAAGCTGTTAG